TGATCACGATGATCGGCGTGTCAGCGCTGTTCACTCGCGACTGCAGGGTGTTGTTGAACCAGTCCAGCACGCCTTGGCGGACGGTGTCGCTGTCAGCCTCACCCGGCTTGTGCGGGTCATCGATGATGATGGCGCCACCGAAGCCAGGCCGAGCCTTGCCCGCGCCGAAGCCGGTGACAGTGCCCTCGGCACCGGTGGCATAGACCACTCCGCCCTTGGTTGTCCGCCAGTCCCCCTTGGCGCTGCTGTCCTTGCGCAGCTCGACCTCGGGGAAGATCTCCCCGTAGACCTCGTGCTGTACCAGCTCGCGGGTGTTGGCGCTGTTGTTCAGTGCCAGCGGTGCGGCGTAGCTGATATGGATGAACTCGGAGTCCGGCACCTTGCCCAGGCACCAGGACATCCAGTTCACGACCGCCAGCTCGGTCTTGGAGTACCGCGGCGGCAGGTTGATCACCAAGCGCTTGCACTCGCCCCGATAGACCCGGTCCAAGGCTGCGCACAATGGCGCATGGTGCTTGGCCCGCATCCACTGGAAGCCCTTCTTTCGAAGGAACGTGTAGCGGCTGTAGAAATAGAAGTCCTCGCGTGCCAGCTCGGCCGCCACCAGCTTCTGCTGAGCCGTCAGCTCGGGCACTTCACACCTCCTGCAGCAGCTTCTTCGCCTCCTCTCGGAACTGGCCGGGGGTCATGTCGGCGCTCTGGATCGGCCCGCCATTGGGGCCGCTGTGTTCAATCTGTTGGCGGTTCGTGTACGCCCCGCCAGTCTCCTTCGCTGCCTGCTCGATGAGCTGGGCAGCCAAGGCCATGTTCTTCATGCTCTCAGCCTTGTTGGCCATCCGGTTCAAGGCACGCAGACGAACCGCCCGATTAGCGATGGGGATCTCCGCCGTCTCGGCCCTGAAGCGTTCCCGGGTGCTGTTGAACAGGTCGACCCAGCGCGGCGCCAGCTTCCGGCCTGCGTGCTTGGTTGGGTCGTGCGACTCCACCGTCTGGCGACTCACCGTCTGGCCGAACTCGTTCTTGACCGCCTCCACCACCGTGCTGGGCGTATCGAAGCACGCCAACTGTTGGACGATGTAGGTCTTCACCTGGGCGTCGAGCGCGGGCATCTGTATTCAGCCTTGTCGTGCCAGGTCGTGCCTACGCCGCCCTCAGCAGGCAGGTGCCACACGACCGGGCGATGTGTAGTCTGGCCACCTCGGGCGGCCTCTGTGCTGCGTCTACGAGCTTCTGGACCTCTTCCCCTGCCCCATACCTGCGAACCACCCCGACGAACTCCTCCACGTCATGCGCTCGCATCGTGAGGGCGGCGGATCCATCCCTGCGGAATTTCGGGGCACCGTACTGATCGGTCTCTTGGGCAACGTGGTAGAGCTCGTGCTCTACCAAGGCGCAGAACTCCGTGTCCGTGCAACTGGAGCAGTAGTCGGCGGCCAGGGTGATCACCACCTCGGGCACGCGCCCGAACCAGTCCACCATCTGGCGTTCCATCCGGGCCTTCTGCCACCCGCCAGCACGGAACGCGACCAGCTCAGCCTGCCCCACCACGGTCTTGCCCTGCTTCGTGAACGAGGAGGACGCCCAGAGAACCGCCACATCGGCGCCCTGCAGGTGGTGGTGATCCGGGTTGTGGAGGTTGCCTGCTTCGTCCAGGATCTCGCCCTCGATCCATGCCCACGCCTCAGGCGCTGGCCTGAACTGCTGAGTCAGGTCCTCAAGATCGATGTCCAGCAAGCCTGAGGGCGGCAGTGGGCGGGTCATGGGCTACCATCTCCAGACTTCACAAGGAGCGATCGTATGCCGTGGGGCCCCGCAGAACAGCAGGCAATCATCATGGACATCGCCAACGGGCATGACGTTGGTCAACCGAAGCTCGATTGGGCTGTGCGACTGGGCTATGTCGTCATGAATGACGAAGAGCCGGAAGTAACCGACAAAGGCTGGGAGTTCCATCGGGGCGAGTAGCCGATCAGGGGATGGGGCTGCCCTGCACCTGCTCAATCGCGTCGAACTGTGCCTCGTACTGGTCCAGACAGCGCTTCCGACCATTGCTGACTTCGAACACGGCTGACGGCTTTCCTGCCCTCGCCCACTCGCAACGCTTGGTCAGCGCTGTGTCGATGGGGACATATGTGGCCACCGGGACCCGAATGACGCTGGGGGGCAGCGGGTTACTTTTGTCCGGCGTAGTGCCGCAGGCGGTCACCGCCAGCACTGCGGCGATCAGGAGCATTCGCATGTCAGTACCCCTTCAGTGCTGGGCAGGCGGAATCCAACAGCTCCAGCGCGGCCTTGCAGGTGTCAGGCCGCTGCTCGTAGCGACCGCGCCAGGTAGAGGCTTCCTTCTCGGACGCCTCGATCTTTTCCGCCAGAGCCTCAAGGGCTGCCGCGCTCTCCGCCCTGAGGGCTTCCAGCTTCTCGGCCTCCGCTCTCAGGGAGGTGGCCACCTCCGCCAGGCGCTGGTCCCGTGTGTCCACGTCGGCCTGAAGTCGGGCGGCATCGGCTTTCCAATCGGCCCGGACCTTGATCACCTGGGCGTTCAGGTCGCGGATCCGCTGCTCCTTCTCGTAGGCCGTCAGGCCGGAGACCATGCAACCGAACGCCAAGACAGCGCACACCAGCTTGATCTTGCTGCCTGGCCGGCGTAGCCACTGGAGCACGTCAGCCGCAGCCCCGATCACCAGGTTCCACACGGCCAGCAGAAATCGAATCAGCACGCTCATGGCTTATCGCCTCCGATGGCGCCGGTGGCCTTCTCGACCATGCGCACGTAGCCGGGCAAAAGCCGGCGAATAAGAACACCAGACAGCCCGGCCAGCGGCAACTGGGGGGCTCCAGCCAATGCGGGCCAGATCGAGGCCGCGACCGCGATGACCCATGCAGCAACGATGGCATAGGCCGCCACTGCCACAGCCAGCGCTGCCCAGCGTGCGGCCGTCTGCAGCAATCTGTGCCCGCGCCGGCGGTTGGAATCAGCAGCCACCCGCTCAGCATCCTTCTCCGGCAACAGCAGGACGCCGATCAGTGCACCGGCCATTGCCACCAGCAGCACCGACTGCGGCACGCCCAGAATGATTCGCTCGGCTTCGCGCAATGCGTCGGCCGTCGCCGGCGCCACCACCGCAGCGGTGAACGTCCCAACGAAGGTTTTCAATGTGCTCATCGGCTCGGTCACGGCGCCACTACCCCGCCAGCCTTCCGGTAGGCAGCCAGCAGCTTCTCCATGGCGTGCTCCGGCTGGCCGTAACCCGCACCCGGCAGGCTCGCCCAGATGTTGCGCACGGCCTGAATGGCATCGGTGATGTGCCCGGCCCGGATCAAAGGAAGTGCGCGGCGCTCGCGGATCAGCTGGATGGCCCACAGATCCTGCGACAGCGGCCCGAAGTCCGGCAACTTCAGCAGCGCGCGGTAGTGGGCATAGTCCTTCAGCATGAACTGGTAACGTCCAGATGCGTTGGAAGTCAGGCCCTTGCTGTTGATGCGCTTGGACCTCCGACCGCGCGAGAAGGGATGCACCGAGTAGTCGGTGAACACCTCCGGCACACGGTCAGCGCCGGTCACGATCACGTCATAGCCGCGGTCCTTCGTTGCAGGGCTCGTGCTCGTCCCTTCAGACCAGGCCAGCATGTCGAGGAAGGCCACGACGTTCACGCCGCCAGCCTGTTGGGGTGTGATGTGTGCCATGGCATTTCCTGCGTAGGTGCCCGCCCCGCTGCCGGCTGGGCACAAGGGTTGATCCGGTCGGGGACGCGGGCATAGATGACTGGATGGGCCGGAGCTGATCCCGGCATGTACGTAGTCCGCAATCTGCACGATGCGTTCCCGACGGGGAGCCAGAGGCATGTACCCGAATAGTCCGTACTGCTTTGCGAGCCACGACCGTGCATCGTCTCGCATCGTTAGCGCCTCAGCCGGCGCATTCCATCCATAGCGGTGCGGCCTGCCGTAGTCACAGACGGCGGCGGCACTGGCCACCGTGATCCGCCGGTTTAGTCGCGCGCAAGCCGCACCGCTATGACTGGAGCGGGCCATGGGAATCGAACCCATGTGGGCAGCTTGGAAGGCTGCAGCCTGACCACTCGGCCAGACCCGCGAAGAAAAAAGCCCCGCACGGTGGCGGGGCGTTGGCGTCGAGGTTGGCCGGTGGCCAAACCTCGCGATGGTAGGAAATCTACAGGTGATTCCATGGAGCCTGCAACTCCATATTTTCCGACGCTATGCGGCGCGGGGCATTTCCCCTTGATCCCAGTTGCTCAGTGCGCGGGAGAGCTGCCGCGCAGACACCTCGCTAGCTTGGTGCAACTCACCCAGCAACCATTCGAACACACCCTTCCACCGCTTCGGGTAATCGGATTCGTCGCAGCCCATTGCGATGGCCCTCCTGCGATTCGGCAGCGGCTCGATGCCGGTGCACCTGCACTCGGGACAGCCCTTGTCGCTGACCAGCCCAGTTCCCTTGCAATTGGGGCAACGGTTGCCGCTGGCCAGTTCTGCCACCACTGCGTCGACCATACGCGATAGATGCTGGTAGGTGTTCTTTGGCCATACGTGCTGGCGAGCCAATGCCACCGCGGCCTCGCGTTCCCGCAGGATGCGGCGCTGGGCATCCGACAGTGCACGGCGGCTGAGGTTGGCCAGCTCCTTGGCAAAGCTCAGATCCTCTTCGGCCTCGGCCAGCGCACGCGCGCGCCGGGTGAATTCCGGGCGCACCACGGCAAGCACGGCCTCAGCCAACTTGGCCCGATGACGCATCGCACCGTCCGGGAGATAGACGGCCTCCATCACCTCACGGCCAAGGCCTGCCGGCACCATGCCAAGCGCGGCGGCGATGTCGGACGTCTGCAGCGAGGGCGTGCCACCGCCTTGCCCCACATCAAACCTGCACGTCTGGGGATTGAGCCGTGCCAGTAGTTCGCGTCGGTCAGACATTCTCTCTCTCCTGTTGCATATGGTCCCGGCTTGGCCGGTCAATGGTGTAGCGCATGTGTCGTCGGCTGCCGGAGACCTCGACAAGCCCTGCGTCGGCCATGTTGCAAAGCGCCTTGACGGCCTTTCTTCTGTTGATTCCGCACGCCTGCATGCCATCGGCGATCTCGGAAGCGAGGTGCCAGCCTGGGTGCTCTCCCATCCAGAAGCGGACTGCGGCGGCGAGGCTCATGGTTCGACCCTGCTGATCTCGATCACGCAACCAGGTGCATCGAGTGCGTCCACCCCCTCGCCCGGGTAACGCTTCGCCGCGGTGCACTCCACCACCCGGGCGTCATCGCGCCAGATGCCGGAATCGGTGAGCGCGTCTTCGGTCGACCGCACAAGCTTGGACAGGTCGGGCAACTTGCTGGGGTACACCCTGCGACGTTTCGGCGCGCTGGCCGGCTTCGGCAAGGTGAAGGTCATACGCACGAGCAGCGGCTCGTCCATTACCTGCAGCCCAAGCTCGGCGCGGACCTGTTCGGCTGCCAGTTTCACATCCTGCCGCCAGGGGCGAACCTTCTTCGACGACTCAGCGAGGATGGCCCGGCCACTCTTGGCCAGCCCCTTGAACGACTTGCTGCCCTGCGGCGCTGGCGCCCCGTAGACCACAATCACGATTGTCATGCGGCCACCATGATCAGCCCGTCCTGCCAAAGCGCCAGGATGGTGCGTTCGTAGCCGGCCTGCCAGATGAGGGCCTTCTCTTCCTCGGTGAAGCGCCGGCCCTGATCCAACTCCTGATGGCATGCACGGCAGCCACTGGCGAAGAAGCAATCGTGTGCCTTCATTGACCCGCCTTTGCCGTGGCGGCTCTGGTTGCTGTGGCAAGGCTCGCCGTATCCGCCCACGCAAACATCGGGGATCAGCAGAGTGCACTGGATGCGATAGGCCAGATCCAGCAGGCCGCGGTCGCGGTAGTTTCCGTGCATCAGGCGTGCCCCCCGAATACAATCGCGAGACTCGACAGAGGGGATGTCACGTGGCTGACGCCGTCAATTATTGTAGTTGGTTCATGAAGGGATTCTGCATCACGCAAAGCGAGTGGGCATCTTGGGCTCAAGCGATCATGTCTGTGGTTGCGATTTTTGCAGCGGCTCGGCTTGCTACCTCGCAAGAGCGTCGTGCGGCTTGGAGAAAGGTCAGAGTTGTTTCTACCTTGGTGGAAATGAATTCCGAAAACTGCTTCACGGCCTACGCGTTCTTTGTCATGGAGCACACCTTGCGCATGGGGAATCAGGACGAGAACATTAGGCTTGCACAGAGAAAGATCGAGCAAACCAACAACGCGCTCAAAGCAATCGAGCTTCATGACCTGCCCGATCAAAGGCTCATTCGAGCGATTGACCTCGCCTTGACCTCCTCCAGTGAGGCGCTTGAACTTGTTACGGTCGAGCTGGATAGTTCTCCAGCGGCAGCCTCCAGGATCAGTGAAAGGTTGCGAAGACTGCGGGAGAATGCTTCTCACGCACAGCGTGAGGTAATAGCAGTCTCTTTCGACTACAGCGGCTTCAACCCCATGAAGCTGCTGCAGACCGCCTTGCTCAAGTACCGCCAAATCATTTCGAGCCGTCACGCCGCCTCCGCAAGGTCGTGAGGATTGAAACCCAAACCAAGCAACACGGTGTCCGACCAGGACACCGGCTTGGCGCGCATGCCCTGCTCCTCGGGGTGATCCCCGATCTGCACCAGCACCGTGATCGCGTCGCATGCCATCGACCTGGTGAGCTTCAGGCTTGAGCCACCGAGCATGATCATCCCGGGTGCGCCCTGCCCCCGGTCGATCGCCGGCATCAGGCGCCAGCCCAGCATCGTGCCTGCGACCATGTGCCGCCAGTCGTCCTTCGTAAGGCGCTGGCCGTGCCAGGACAGGCCCTCGGCCAAGTCGCCGCAGATGGCGTTGAGCATGCGCTGCTGCTTGGGCGTCATCATCCCTTCGCCGCGCTGCTTCCAGTCTTCGGGGCGGATCGTAGTCACGGCACCACCTCCGCCCATGCGGAAGTCGATTGCACTGTTGCGCGTGGGTCCACAACGGGACGCATCAGCCTCTCATGCAGCATCTCGTGGAAGTCGCTGGCGCCAACCCGGACCTTGATCCTCTGCATGGCTGACAGCAGCATCTGCGTCTCGCCTTGGGCGAAGCGCTCGGTGAACGCCCAGGGGTCGTTCTCTCCGGCCCATGTTTTCGGTCGCTTGCCGGTGGCTACAGACACCCGGCCGCCGTGGACCTCCAGCAGCCCCCAGCGCGTGGGCAGCTCGTCCACGCTGATAAGGCCCTTGGGCGCCATGAAGTAGCGATAGAGGCCCAGTCCCCGCTCAGGATTGGCCCGGAAGCGCTTTTTCCGGTCGGCCAGGAAGTCGGAGCGGCTCACCTTGCACTCGACCAGCATCGTGCGTCCCGTGTACCAGCCGATAGCGTCCGGGTTCTCGCCGTTGCCAGTTGCGGCGCACAGCTCCTCCAGCACCACCGAGCAACCGGCTGTATTCCGCAGCCAGCGGCCTGCGATCTTCACCAGGTCCGCGTGGGTGAGGCCCTGCCCGTCCATCACGGCACCTCCGGGCGAGCAGCGAGCGCTGCATCCCATGCGTCCTGCATGTCGGGGTCGTCAATGCACCGACGCTTGCTGACCCACGCCTCCATGAAGGCAATCTCCATTTCCACGGGAAGCTCCACCGGCACCAGCACGTAGCCCTCGGGCGGCGTGAGAGCTAGGGAGATTGCCTGCAGCGCGCGTCGATCAGGCTGTTCGACGTATGCAGAACGATCACGGATCTGGGCGGCCCGTCCCGGCAGACCGTCCTTCTCATAACCGATGGCCAACAGCTCTCGCGCCCGCTTCTCGATGTCCTTCATGCTGCTTCCTTCTTCGTCAGGGGGCCGGCGTAGTGCGTGATCGGCACCTGCCGCATTCCAAGGCGCCACGTGGTCTGGCCGCGCGTGGCGTAGATGACCAGAGGTTTCTCTCCGTAGCCGTAGCAGACGTACCAGCCGGCCTCAGACACCGGCTCTGCGGCGTCGCGCAGCTGCAGGACCAACCGCGGGAGTTCACGCGGCATAGCGCTGGCCCTCCTGCTCCGGAGCAGCTTGTCCTTCGCTTGCGGGCTGCGGCTCAGCTGTCATGCCGATGCCCAACTCGCGTGCGATGTCGTCCATGTGGCGGGCCACCTGATCGCGGGTCGCCGGTGCCGACCGAGCCTCCTCGTGCGCGATGTGGGCCTCCGGTGCCGGCGGCAGTTCCGTGCCGCGCATAGCCGCCTCCTTGGCGCGGTTGTAGGCCGCCAGCAGCAGCTTGTCGGCCTTGTCGGCGCTGGCCATCCGGTAGCGGTGACCGTCGAGGTATTGCCACACCAGCCGGGTGAAGCCGTCCTGCTTGCCGGTGTCGGCGCGCACGGCGTCGAACGGCGGGATGCCCAAGCACATCATCCGGAACTGCGGAAGCGTCGGCGGCCACGGCTCGGCACTGGCGATGCAGGCGGCCAGACCATCGGCCAACTGGCGGCCGCTCAATCCGGCCAGGCCCTTGGCCCAGGTCACCGCAGCGCCGACGTTCGGGTTCTCCCCGTAAGCGCTGGACCACTTGAAGCCGTAGATCTCAGCCATCCGCACCCAGAGCGTCCGCATAGCCGTAGCCGGTGCCTGCGAAGGTGGCGGCGTCGGCGGCATCGGCGAGCTCTCCTTCGAGGGCAAGCTGCGCGGTGCGTTCGGCAGGCGAGAGGCGATGTGTTCCATGGTTCGCTCCGTTGCTCAATTTGACGGGCTTGGCGCCCGCGGCGTGTCGGCCTCGCGCGGCGGCGACGGCCCAGATGAAGAGGCTCTTCGGCGGCGGGGCCCGCGCTCTGCCCTCCTCGACCAAGTCGACCAGCATCTGGAACGGCACGCTCTCGACCTCCACGGCTGCGATCAGGTCGGGATGGCTGGCACTGGCAGTGTGGCAACCGGCGCGTCGCATCAGCACGCTCGCCCAGCCCGCAGCGGTGAACCCCTCAGGAATCTCTGAGGCTTGCTGTGAGGTATCTGGAGTAGATATCCCTGTCCCTGTCCCTGTCCCTGTCTTAGCCGTGACACGTCCGTGACCTGTCACCGTGACAGGTGGTGTGACGGGTGGTGTGACAGGTTTGCTCTGGTCACAGCCATTAGCATCGTCATCCCCCTGCTTGCCGCCATTGCTTGGACTGTCGACCAAGGTCACCTGCAGACCATGACGGTCCAGCAGCTTTCGCAGGTCGGCGGTCTTGACGTTCCAGGGCGGCGTGATGCCGACTCCACGTAGCGCATCAAACGCCAGTGCGCGCCATTCCCGCTCGCGCCGCTTGCGCTCGGCCTCGTTGCTCTTGCCAGCGCGGTACTCCTGACGCTCCGCCCACGCCTCTGCGGCCTTCTCGGCGACGACAGGGTGATACCAGCGGCCATCGCTGCAGAGAACGAAGCCACGCATCGCGCCAAGCTTCACAGTCAGCCATCCACGCACGTCCCGGCCGAAGCCGGCATATGCAGCAAGCGCCTGGTCATTGTCCGGCAGGCTTGCCGCCGGCAGCTGATTCCATGCGGCGCACCAAAGCAGCACCGCAGCCCGGAACTCGTCACCGGTGGCCATAATCGCCAACTCGCTGTCGCGGAGCCGGGAGACATCCAGCGGCATGAAAGGCATGCCGCGGAGGTCGACGTCGGGAGACACCAAGGGATCCATATCAGGCTGCCAGCGGCGTCTCGTTGTCGTTCAACACCGGCAGCCAGGTCTGGCAGCGCATGTCACTGATGCGGCATTTGCGCGGCGCACCGTGGACAACGACGCCGTCCGCTTCAAGCTCGGGCAGCCGGCGGGCGACCATGTGGCGATCAAGGCCGGCAGCGTCGGCCAGTTCGCGGCTGGTGAGGCCAGGGTGCTGGCGCACTGCCCCAGCGACTCGCTGCTGTTGAGCCTTGCGCGCACCGGAGTTCACGATGTGATGTGCAGCGTCGTGGCTGGTATCGGGGTCAGTGTTGCGTGCAGGGTGATTCATCGTTAAGCCTCGCTGTGTGTGCCTGCAATCGTGATGGCAGAAGTCTGCGGCTATGCGGTCTAACTGCCGCGATCTCATGGGCAGTTACGCGCCAGGAGCGTTCGGTCGCCTCAAAGGACCTGCCCCTGGCCCTTGGCCTCGCGCAAGCGGGACATCAGTACGATCAGGGCCGACTGCACCGCAGCCGCAGCGGTCTGTAGACCGGAGAACTCGTTCTCGGTGATCAGCCTGTCCTTCAAGCATTGGTGCAGCAGCTCAGCGAACTGCCCTTTGACTGCGGCCGTCTCGAGGATGGTGCTGGTGAGGCAGCCTGCGTCTTCCGGCAGCTCCAGGCGATGGACCCCATAGCCGTGCTCGGCGGCCAGGGCGAACAGCATCCGGTGGTCGCCGGTCAGCCCCATGATCTCGCTGGCTTCTTCCCAACTCAGCTTGTGCGTGGTGTTGTTCGGGTTGACCTTGTTCCGCAGAACAGCGCCCGACATTGGCTTCTCTTCGCCCTTGTCGTTGGTCGTGATCAACCTCGTTGCCAGCGCTTCGGCGCCGCCTGGTGAGTCTTTTACGGTCTTGTGGGCAGCGTCGGTGATGTTCATTGGGTCGCTTCGTGAACGTGGAGTGGGCTAATGGACCGGCGCACCATCTGCGCCATGGAGATGAACTACTCAGAAAGCAGCGCCAGGGATGGCGTGGTGAGACTGATCCGCGAGTGCGGAATGCCGTTTGTTCTGCGGAGGATTGACGGGGAAATGAAGGCGTTCCCCCTGCAGCTCCCTAACCTTGGGCCCGTACCCGAAGGCGGTGGCCAGGTCGTTTGGTTGTGGGGCGGCGTCGATGTCGACGCGTGATCATGGAGCGCTAGACTCCGCGTCAACGGTTCGGCCAACGGCGTCAATGTCTTTCTGCGTTCTCGGCCGCTCGGCCGGGCCCTGCATGAACGCCTTGAAGGCCGCGTTGAAGGCGCGTTCTGCATTCGACGGGGCATTCAGCCAGTCACGCAGCCACAGCCGTGGATTCCAGCGGTCAGGCAGCATCTGCCACCCCCTGCCCGTCGTTGGCCGGGGCCGGGCCGAAGACGTCCGGGACCATCTCTTGGCCCACCCTCTCGGCGTCTGCCCGAGCCTGCATGACCATCCGACGCAACCAAGGGATCGCCAGCAAGACGTCAGCAGGGATGCCGCGAGCCTTCCAGTTCTGGACGCGCTGGCGATTGGAAATGCCAAGGCGACGGGCAAGCTTCACCGGCCCGCCGAGGCGCTCGATCACAAGGGAATCAGGGTGCAAGGTGTCCATAGGTCCATAGTACACACCATGAAAGTCTGCAGTGTCAACCTCGCGTGTACTGCGCGACGAACGGATGCTGATAATCGACGAATGTCATCCATGCATGAATCCACGGGGCGGCTGTATGCCGCCGCCGCCAAGCTTGTGCCGCCAATCAGCGGTCCGACTGATCTCGCTGCTGCCCTTTCAGTCAGCAAGCAATCTGTCACCAATTGGAGGTCGCGCGGAGTATCCAAAGAAGGTGCTATCGAGGCTCAGCGGGTCTTGGGCATCAATCTTGATTGGGTGTTACAGGGTCAGCTGCCCATGTTCATTGCCGCAGCTGAAGCGCCAGCCGCTCAGTCTCAGTCTGCAAGACAGCAGCGCCAGATACTCCGAGACGCGTCGAAGCTGGTGCGGCTGGTACTCGATGGCAACATCCCTTTGACCGACGAGCAGAAAGAGGACTTGTCGGATAGGGCGATCGCCATCGTTTCAGAGAGATGGGGAAATGGCTTCCCCAGCGAACTGGATGCCTATAAGGCGGCACTGGAGCTGGTTGCGCGCGTCCAATCCAGGTGAGGGGTGATATGGCAATAAGCGACAAGGACATGCAGAATTTGGCACGGGTGCTCTCGGCTTCTATGGGGCTCAAGCCCAAAGCCAAAGCCGGCCTTCTCCAGGTGGTCGACGCCCATGGCGAAGAGTTCCGCATGACCGCAGTCCAGCGCGATGTGATCTACGGACGCATCCGCGACCTGGGCAATCTCTTCTGGCTCAACTGGCTGATTCGGCAAGAAACAATGCACGTTTTTGGCGTCATGGAAGCTCTATCCGATGACGAGCTGATGGCGCTCTTTAGCAAGATGCAGCGCGCTCAAGAGTGCCG